AAAATGCATTTAAAGAGATTGAAAAACTAACAGAATTTATGTATTTAATTGGCGAAATATCCCCGGATATATTGGGTATAGGCCAAGGTGTATCAGATAGCGGCCGGGCATTAAAGTTTAAATTAATGCGGACAATTGCCAAAGCCGCCCGGAAAAAACTGTATTATGACCGGGCATTAAAAGAAGTTGTTTATATTGCTCAACTTTTAGCAGAGGCACATAATATCAAAGTCGATGGAATTGCATTGACGGGAAAACCGGAAATACCCGATATTGATTGGGCCGACGGATTGCCAATTGATAGTAGCGATCAAATCGATACAGAAACCAAAGCTATTGATGCCGGAGTAACCAGTAAAAAAGATGCGATCATGCGCATTTATAAAATTGATGAGGATAGCGCCGACGAAAAATTAAAAGAAATGAAAAAAGAAAGCGCCGTTGCTATGCCAAAATCAAACCTTGGCGGTAATGCTTTTGGCAAAAATCAACAAAATCAAGATGGAGCAAATTTTCAAAATAATAACGGTGCCGGAACAGGTAACATGGTCAATAAATAATTATTATCTTAAATATGCTCTATCCACTAAATGTTGAAGTAAACGAAAAAAATATTAATGCTATTGTCCGTACTTTCAAGGATAGTTATAAAGATATTGTCAATGAAATTGCAACTGCTACCGACTTTGGTGTGGCAAATCGCAAAGCAATACTTGCACAAATAGAAAAAACTTTAATCGATCTTGGTCAAGATGTCGATGAATTTTTAAAAAAAGAATTACCGGGCTATTACAAACAGGGTGTCAATCAAGCCGTTACTCAATTAAACAATTTAGGTGCTGATGTCGGAATATCAACTGGATTTAATAAACTGCATAAAGAAGCTATTTTTGCTCTTGTTGATGATACTAATATATATGTTAATGAGGCGCTAAGTAATATAAAAAGGAGTGCAACTACAATGTTAAATAAAGTCGTCCGAGAGCAGGTTACCCAAAACATAGCCAAAGGTATGATCGCCGGGGATGCGTTGCAAACTGCAATAAAAGATATAAAACAAACATTAATTGACGAGGGATTAACAGCCCTTACCGATAGTGCCGGGAAAACATGGGACTTGGACACTTATGCCGAAATGTTATTTAGAACCATGTCAGTACAAGCCCGCAATCGAGGACTGGCAAACAGGATGGTTGAAAATGGATATGATTTAGTACAAGTATCAGATCATAATGCAGACTGTGATTTATGCAGTCCATGGGAAGGGAAAATTTTATCCATTTCCGGGGATGATCCGGAATATGATACAGTTGCCGAAGCCGAGGCGGATGGTCTTTTCCATCCAAACTGTAAACATGCTATAAATGTGCTTATTCCAAAATTAGCAAAACAAACGAATAGTTATGGTACAGGGAAAGAATAAAACATTTGACATTACTTAAATATTACTCCATAATAAAGATATTAATAATTACGGTGTACCGATCCACTTAAAAAACGGTGTAATTATATGACAGACCAATTAGACCCGAAAACGGGTAAACCAATTATAAAAAATGACGGTACTGGTAGCGGGACCGACCCGAATAAAAACGCGAATACCAGTAGCCAAACGTTGGACTTATCAAAAGTCGGCGATGAGGATTTCGATAAAATCTTCGACGACCCGAGATTGTATAAGCACCCACGCTTTAAAGGCCTAAGTGATCGCGCCAAAAAGGCTGATGATTTAGAAAATGCGCAAAATAAAGCCGATGAAGAACGGCTGAAAAAGGAAAAAAAGTTTGAAGAACTGGCAATAAAAGCCGGCGCAGAACGCGACGAATGGAGAGGGAAATTTACCCAAGCCCAAGTCGATAACAAAATCATCGCAGAAGCCATAAAAGTTGGCGTTGTAGACACAGAGGCAGTATTGAAGCTAATTGACCGAACAAACATTAAAATTGATGATGCCGGGACAGCGACCGGGATCACAGAAGCGGTCAATGCGTTATTAGCGGCCAAAGCATATTTGAAAGGTAAAGCGGGCGTAGTAACGATAGGTGCGGGTACGGCTCCGGGTCAAGGCGACCAAACAACAGCCAAACGCTTTAAACTATCGCAAATACAGGATCCGGTATTTTACCGAGCAAATGAAAAAGACATTTTACAAGCGGTAAAATTAAACTTGGTCGAGGACGACGTAAATAAATAACTTCAATTCACCTCTATATTATTAGGCTTTTAGTCTATTTACTTTAGTGTAAGATTTAAAAGTTTTCATAACAAAAGGGGGTGAATATATATGACAGAAAGCGTACTTACAACCACGACAAATGCGGTTTTCATTCCGACAATCATCGCGCAAAAATGTATTCAAAGATTTGCTTCGTATTTATCCCTTGCCCGGACCGTAAGTAAAGATACCGACTGGGAAACAGCATCAGTTGGTACCACACTTTACATTCCGAAAACAGGTGCAGTTACTGCCAGCGCAAAAGTTGCAGGCAATACATACACGAAACAAAATCCGACTGGTACATCAGTTTACGTAACTTTGGACACACACAAAGAAGTAACGTTTGCAATCGATGATGTTACGAAAGTAGTCGAAAACCAAAATTCCCAAGATAGGTATGCGAATGACGGTGCTATAGCATTGGCCGAGGCGGTGGAAACATCCCTTGCCGCTTTGCATCCAACCATTCAAAATACGATCACATGGGATCGAACATCAGCCGCGACAATTGATACGTCCTTGCTCTTAATTCGTAAATACTTCACAGATAATAAAGTACCTAAACTTGAACAAAGGTATTTTTGGACTGATGGAACAATATTTAACGATATTTTGAAACAAGAAAAGTATACCAATCAAAGTTGGCGAGGTAATGTCAACTCGGTAGCCGAAGGAACGGTAGTTAAAACATACGGATTAGAAATAGCCGAATGTCAACTTATCCAAACTTCCGGATCGCCAGTTGCATACCATAACCTTGCATATACTCCTAATGCGTTTGTGTTAGCGAGCCGACCATTACCAAAGCCTTTAGGATTTGGTGGAAATTATGCGGTTATCAACGATCCTACCATTGGGCTTAGTTTGCGGACACTCTTTTGGTACAACGCCGACATCGGCGCACACCAATTGACAATCGATTTGCTTTACGGAGTAGCAATACTCGATCAACGTAGAGTAGTCGAAGTCGAAAGCTTCTAAGTCATCTTGGTCGACGGTAGAACAAAGGGACCGTCCCGGGAAACCGGGCGGTCTTTTTGTTATTGACAAAAGTAATATAAATGTATTATCATTGTAAAATATGCCATTTTTATTAAATCCCTACGGCCGGATGGTTGCAATTTCCGACAATAAACAATACGAACAATTTTTAAAAACTCCCGGATTTACAAAACCCACAATTGAACAGGAACGCGAACACGTAAAAGAAAGAATGGCCATGGTTAATAAAATGAAAAATGTTGAAGTGGCGGACAAAGGTATTTACTTCTCTACTGTATCAAAAGGCGGAAAAGACGGTTACAGCATAGCCGGTACGCTTCTTATGCGGGAACTCGATAAACTCGGTGTTATATGCCGGCCCTATTATACCGGACAAAAAGTAGCAATCTTATTTCACAATCCTTATTCAATTACCCGGATCGAAGCACCGTATAGGATCATATATACAATGTTTGAAAGCGATAAAATTCCCGATGACTGGGTTGACTATTTACTGGCGGCCGATAAAGTGATTGTACCGTCCAAATGGTGTAAAAATATATTTGGCAAAGCCGGGGTTATTGCCGAAGCAATACCGCTTGGTTATGATGATACTTTATTTATCTATAAGGCCCGGGACAATAAAGCAAAATTAAATCAGGCCTATACATTCCTACATTATAACGCCTTCAATATCCGCAAAGGCTTTCCGGAAGTATTCAGAGCGTTTACTAAAGAATTTCGCAAAGATGAACCGGTAAAAATGATATTTAAAACCACACTTGAACAAATACCACTCCCAATTACTACAAGAGAATATCCAAATATCGAAATAATAACAGGCAAGGCAAATGATAAAGAATTACTTGATATTATTCATAGATCAGATTGTTTTGTATTTCCGAGCAGGGGTGAGGGATTTGGAATTACACCGCTTGAAGCGATGGCAACCGGGATGCCGGCAATCGTACCCAATGCACATGGAATAACCGAATATTTTAACAAAGATTTTATGTATGAAGTAAAAGTCAAGGAAAAA